GATCTGTAAGAAACATATGTTACCCCGCTTTATTTATTAACGTGGTTTCCTAAAATAGGTTTCCGTATATATTTATTTTTTATACACCATGCTGGGTATTTTAGCAGAAATTTTTAAATTTTTCGTAACCAGTTAAATTATATTATAATGAGGTAAATACTCAATGAGAAAAACGTCATAAAATTAAGCATTTTATAAGAAAAATAGATGGAAAATTTCATAGACGGTGCTTATATTTTCAGCATAAAATTAAGTGTTTTTAAAAGGAAAACAATATGAAGACAGTACTAGAATACGTATGGCTCGATGCGAACGAGCAATTACGGAGTAAAACAAAAGTCGCAGAAGGTGATATTAATACATTAGAAAAAGTTCCATCCTGGGGTTATGACGGTTCGTCAACTGGTCAAGCACCTGGCGAAGATTCAGATTGCAAATTAACCCCTGTCAAAATCTATCATAACCCATTTCAGTTCAATGGTTGGCTTGTTATGTGTTCAACTGAAAAGAGAGAAGCTATAACATTTGAAGACTCTGATGATTATTGGTTTGGATTTGAACAAGAATACTTTATAACGAATGGTACTAATAAACCACTAGGCTGGGAAAATGGAGAGCCAGGACCTCAAGGACCATATTACTGTGGTGTAGGTGCAAGTAAAGTTGCAGGAAGAGAAGTAGTATCTGATCATATGACTAAATGTATTGATGCAGAGATTGATATTACTGGTACAAACGCCGAGGTTGCTCTTGGCCAATGGGAATACCAAGTGTTTAGTAAAGGTGCGAAGAATGCTGGCGATGATCTTTGGATGTCACGATATATTTTAGAAAGAGTTGCAGAAGAGCATGGATATGATATTAATATAGAACCCAAACCTATTAAAGGTGATTGGAATGGATCTGGTATGCATACAAACTTCTCAATTGATTCTATGAGAAATAATGCAAATAAGGGAATATATGATAGCATACTTGATAAATTAGAAGAAAAACATGATGAACATATTGCTGTTTATGGAAAAGATAATGACCAACGAATGACCGGCAAACATGAAACAGCATCTATTGATGAGTTTACTTATGGTGAGGGTAATAGAGGTGCGAGTGTGAGAATACCTCCTGAGACAGTTGAGTCTAATTATACAACAGGTTATTTAGAAGATAGACGACCTGCATCTAATGCTAATCCATATGATATTACAAAAATTATTATAGATACTATTGTTTAATCCAATCGGGGTATGATATTTCGATAAATATTAAGAATAAGGAATGATATATGCCCCGACTTAGCCTTTGGCGACAAGAAAAGTCCAACGATTATAACTTTTTCGATTCAAATATTAGAGAACAATTTGAAGTGGGCGGAACTGCCTTTTTAGTTCATAAGTATCTAGGACCAGAACAAGTAGGCGAACAAAATGATCCAACCCAACCTAATTATCATGCACAAGATGGTGCTTCTGAAATAACAATACAAGACATGTTATTAATGGAAAATAGGGATAGAAAATATGATCCTGATATTTATGAATTGCGTGGTCTATATAATGTAAGTGATAACGATTTTGATCTTTCTCAATTTGGATTCTTTTTAACAGCAGATAATTTATTTGTATCATTTCACATTAATGATATGATAGCCAAACTTGGCAGAAAATTAATGTCAGGTGATGTATTAGAATTACCACATCTACGAGACGACACATTATTAAATGAAAATTTAAATGGTATTAATAAATTTTATGTGGTTGAAGATGCTAACAGAGCATCAGAAGGATTTTCACAATCATGGTGGCCTCATATATGGCGTGTTAAAGTAGGTCCTATGAACGACACACAAGAATTTCAAGATATTATGGAAACTGACACAGATGTACTTAGTACATATTCGTCAGAAATTGAAATATCTGATGTTATTATAGAAGCCGCAGAACAAGAAAATAAAGGATACTTAGATACTAGTCATTTATTTAATTACGATTCAATATCACCTGCACACGGAACACAATTTCCAGCAAATCCGACTGAAGGTGATTTCTTTGTACGTAACGATTTTACCCCTAATAGATTATATAAACGGATAGGAACGTTATGGACATATACAGCAGATTATAATCCCAATGATGATACTTGGGAATCAAGAACATTTTCACAAAGAAGATTTACAAACAATCCCGATACTTTATCTATGCCTGGCGAAGATATTAAATCTAAACAAGGATTGTCTAGTGTAATAAAACCTAAAAGTGATGTATAATGGATTTTTTTTACGATAAACAAACACGCAGATATTTGCAACAATTTATGCGATTATTTGCAAATTTTCAAATTGAGATAGATAGAGAAACAGAAACATATAGAACTGTGCCTGTTAGGTATGGTGATGCGACCCGTATGGCAATGCATATTCTAAAACAAAATTCAGAAAATGTAATAAATTCTGCTCCATTTATAAGTTGTTGGATTCAATCATTAGAGACAAGTCCGCAAGACAGACGAGCTCCCACAGAAATTGATAAAGTACAAGTATTTGAAAAGAAATTTAATTATGAAACGAACAAATATGATGATGAATTAGGCGACACATATCAAATTGAACGACATATGCCTGTTCCTTATAATTTAACAATGCAAGTAGATATATGGACAAGCAATAGTGATCAAAAGTTTCAATTATTAGAACAAATTTTAAGTTTATATAATCCTGCTGTTGATATTAATGCTACAGATAATCCGTTTGATTGGACAAGATTATCTATTGTAGAATTAACCGCTGTTCAATGGACAAATAGATCAATACCAACTGGTGTAGAAGATACTATAGATATTGCAACATTAACATTTAAAATGCCTATACATATAACAGTACCTGCAAGAGTAACAAAACAAAAACTTATACATCAAATTATTTCTTCTATGGTTACTGCAAAATCATCAGCAGAAATGGCTCAATTTAGAAGTGATGGAACAATAACAGATGCACCTACTAGTTATATGGTGACAACATTTGGCGATAAGGCTGTAAATTTTACTGGTGAGATATTAACATTATTAGATAAAACCGGGGCTCCTGCAACCGATACTTGGGAAGATTTATTTAAACAACGCGGCAGTGAATTAAGAACAGGAATTAGCCAAATTAAATTAATGGATGCTTTGACAGAAAGCGAAGCAAATTTTCAAGTATACGGAACTTTATCTAATCCATTACAACAACAACTTACAGCAACGATAGATACAGATACATTACCTTCAAATTCAGCAGAAACTGCTACTGTAGATGCTATTATAGATCCTACTGTGGCCTATCCCGGAGATGGTACTATACCTGTTACGACAGATGATCAACGATATTTAATTTTAAATGACATATCTGGATCGGGTGGTGTTTGGGGAACCGCTGTAGGCAATAAGTATGATATAATACAGTATGGAAGTGGTTCTTGGTCTGTTGATTTTGATGCGAGTGCCGCCTATATGGGTTGTCCTGAAAAAGAACATACAGTTAAATCTACATGTGAAAATGCAGGACACACATGGGGAACTGTAAAATTTACACAAAATGCACAAGATAGTAATAAATGGAAATGGAATGGTACAGAATGGATTAGTGCAATTGAAGCAAATTATCCGGCTGGTTATTGGAGATTATATTTATGATTAGCGGAGTAGGCGCTATCTTTTTGTCTTTACCTACTAGTAGAATATTACTTCAAATGCGATCAAAAAATGTCAGTCATCCTGGTACTTGGGCATTTTGGGGTGGTAAAGCAGAAAACGATGAACAGCCATTAGAAACATTAGAACGAGAATTAGAAGAAGAAATGGGAGAACTTCCTGTTTCGCATAAAATATATCCTTTACATATATTTGAATCCGAAAATGGTTTTAATTATAAAACATTTGTTATTGCTTGTTATGATGAATTTGTTCCGATATTAAACAAAGAATCTAGCGGTTATTGTTGGGTAGATATTGGAGCATGGCCGAAACCATTGCATTCAGGGGCTAAATTAGTTCTTTATGATAAATCGGCTATTAATAAAATAAAAACTATAGCAACAAATATACAAAAAATAGCCGCTTAACTATAATCCATACCAATTACTCGACCATACCAAGTAGAACCATTATTATAACTAGTAAAAGAATAAATGTCTTCTTTATCATTTCCTGTGGTTATAACAGGTGGCGTAATTCCGGTTAACGAACCATCACCAAGCGAATCGGGCCATTTAACAGTAGATATTCCACTCCATACAAACACTCTATCAACCGAACCTTGAATAACTTTCATAATAAAAGTAGTTACACTATTAGCAGTTGAATTTGTATTGTTTATTGTAAATGTTGTAATATTGCCAGTTGTACTTTCTAAATCCACTATAAAATTATTACCTGTGGCCAAATCAATTGTTACAGTTGTTCCACTTGGAGTAGCAGTTCCTAATTTTTCGACTATGTTTTTATCAATTGTTAAATTACTAACAGAAACATCACCAGTAAATGTGGCATTACCGGTTTGATCTATTGTCATCTGTTTAGTACCAGCAGTCCAAAAATCTAAATTATCTGAATCAGTAGTTGCTTCTGCTGTTATATAAGTATCTTGGTCGACATCAATAACTCCGCCAAGTGATCCCCAATTAGAGCCATCATACCCTTCAAATGTGGCTAATTCAGTACTGTATCTAATTTTGCCTTGGGATGCTGTACCTCTGTCACCGGTGTCTCCAACTGGAAGAACAAAGGAATCTTCTACTATTACACTACTAAAAGGCAGTAGATCGGGCCAAATTATAGTTTTTCCTGATATATCTAAAGTAGGAGCCAATTTAAAACCAGTTACAGAACCATCTAATATTGCCGCACTATCTATACAATTATCTGGAACATTAAAATTAGGATTTGATATATTAAAATATCCTGTACCATTTATTGCTGTTAAAATATCTGACGCATTTAAAGTAATGGTTTTACCTACAAATGAAAGGCTTGTATCTATTTTGACTGATGTAATAGAATAATCTTCTAATTTATCTGTTCCTATACTATCGTCGGGAATTACATTATTTTGAAGGGTACCTGTTATATCTCCAGATAACAGAAAATTACTAGAATTAACTTGTATTAAATTAAAATTACCTGTACCGTCTGATTCTAAAAAAGTATTAATACCCGGACCAGGATCAGTTGGGTTGTTTATTTTTAAGTGATCATATCCTATAATATCATCAGCATATGCTTCTGTGTTATAAACTAAATCTACAGTATTAGCACCCAATTTAAATTCAAATTTACTAGATGCTTCATCCCACATAATAGTGGCTTTATCTTCTCCAGGACCTCTATTAATTTCTATACCTGCGGCACTTGCAGATACTCCAGGTCCACTTTCGTCATCATTAATTACTATTATGTTATCTTTAACAAGTAAATTTTGAGTATCAATTTCTGTTGTTGTACCTAGTAGATGTAAATTTCCTGTTATTGTTAAATTAGTTAATGAACTATCAGTAGGGTAAGTTATCGTTTTTGTTGACAAATCTAATGTTGTATTTAATTTTCCTGCTGATATTGTTCCATCTGCTATATTACTATCTGCAACTTCTTGATCTCCAATCATTGTTGAAGTAATAGTACCAGCATCTATATGACCTGCTGGTATAAGACCCGATAACGCACTATATGTGGTAGGTGGAGGGATGGGAGTGGCCCATTGTAGGGCTCCGGAGGAAGATATTTGTAAAAATTTATCAATGTCATTAGAAGAATCATATGACATATTTAATTGTCCTTGACCTATTAAGTCTAGAGGTAATGTTACTGTATGCGAAGAAAGATCTAATGTTGTGGTTATTTTATCCGCAGTAATTGCTCCTGTTCCTATGTTTTCCGTAAGTATGGTTGCATTAGCAATTTTTACACTTGTTATTGAGCCATCAACAAGAGATCCTGCTGGTAATGTTGTTAGTGCCATTATGCAAATATCCTCCATGTAGAACCATTATATACTAAGCCAAAATAGTTTCGTTCATAATTAACTACTAAATCATCTGCTACATCCATTATTGTACTACCGTTTCGTTCAACTATTAATGGATAACCTGCAAAATTTCCTCCTCCATCTACTATAGTAATAGCATCATTTTGATTAGGTGTTGCTGGTAATAGCATAGTAACTGATGCATTTGTTGTATCTATTTGAACTGCTTGCCCTGCATATGCAGTAAATGGAGAATCTGTATCATTTTTATATTCGAATCCTCCAGGATCAACAGCGGCAAAACTTAATCCGCCTGATCCATCTGTGGTTAATGCTTGTCCATATGTTCCGTCTGCTACAGCGAGTTCATCTATTCCTATAGAATTTTGATTTACAGTTGTAATATTAATTGGTGATGCTTCGATATATTTGCATAAAATTTTTGCATTTAAAATTGGTGCTCCTGTAAATACAACTTTTGTGCCAGCAGTATTAATACCATATGCCGCAATTGGTTCTTGCATTAGTCCATCAATAGATACAAATAATTGTTTTACATCTATTACAGTAAATGTAAGAGTAAATTCTGTTTCAGCACCATTTCCGGTAAAAATATCTTGTTGTACTTCTGCTGTTTCTATGGGTTTTTTCTTTAAAAACTTCATATTTTTCCTCTATTATAAACTATCCAAGCATTTAAAGACGTACTTCTAGTTGATTCAAAATACACAAATTCAAGGGAATCTCCCGAACTTATTGTATAATTTCCTGCACCACTGCCTGCAATAGATAATCCATTGGGATTTATTATCCAATTGTTTATAGTTTGCACTCTTGTTGCATCAATAAGTTGAATAGTATCTCCCATTTTTGCAGAACTTGGTAAAATAAAAGTCATAGGTGCAGGATTTAATGCATACGAATCTATCATATAATTTCTATTGACTTCTAATTGATAATTATCTGTTGTAACTTCAACCCAATTATCTAAAACTCTACCTGGTAATTTTAAATCTGTTCCATCATAAAAATAACCAGTTTCTAAAAGTTCACCTATTATAAAAATATATACAGCATTAACTCCGCTTGCAGTAATAGTAAACTGATCAACTGTATCTATATCTGCTATAATTGTGCCTGTTAATTGGCCTGTGGCATTATCTAAAGATAAACCATTAGGTAAACCACCACCCGAAATAGTATATGTAGTAGGTTCTACTTCTAAATGTTGATATCCAATAATAGAATTTGTGGTTGTATCTATCCAACACATACCTAAATTAAGATTTATTACGTCATTTTGTTTTACATTAACCGTTTGAGTAGTAGTAGATATAAATCCTCCATTTACTAAATCCGGAACCATTAATTCTTTTTCAACATACCAATTAAATAATATATTTTGACTTGTTTCCTTTATAGGTAGATAATCTCTTATATTTTGATTTGATTGTTGATCATATACTCCTAGCATAGCCACAGTACCAATATTATCACTATCTATGTTTGATAATAAACCATCTCGCCAATGTAAATCATCCCATGTGCCAAGACCATTTCCGTATTGTGTTGCATCATATGTTATATCCGGGGATGCTACTGTGTCAATGCCCAAAGAATTTGTACCAGATAAATTTGCTACTTTTAATCCATCACCATCAGATGAGTGGTTATCCTGAGCAGATACTGTTGCTTTAAATACTATCCAACCATTTAATGCAGACACACTATCCGTAACTGTACTAGTGGTAGCAATATTCATATTCTCTATTTTTCCAAAATAAATTCCGGATGCATTTCCTTGTGTAAGAAATTTACCATTCCACACACCTGTTGTTATACCTGTCGGTATATCAAACGGTTGTCCAGACGGCCACCCAGATGGGTTTGAATCAATTGCTACTAACCATACTCTACAAAAGGTGCCGGCATTATTTACTGCGGACGATAATACTTGAAGTTGCGTTGTACCATTATTGGCAACATTTGCATCAACTGCATCAACAACAGGAGTACCAGAAACAGGTGCGGCAAGAGTAATTCCTCCATTTGGATCGCCGGGTGCTAAATCTAAATAACCAAAAAATCTATATGCTACTCTATGAGAATAACCATGAAGATACGGAACGCCTAAAAGTCCTGCATCTGTTTTAATAGTTTCATCAAATACAAAATAATCTCTTCTTGCTATTTTCATTTGATTACCATTATTTGATGGACCATGTTCTAATTCTTCAGAATCATCATTAAGTGTTTTTACACCATATAAATATGGATTTACTCTAATAGCAACTAAATTATTACCGCTTAATGTTTGTATATTATCATTTTTTTGTACATTTGGGCTATCTAAGTATTTTATGGCATTTACTATAGGCCATCTTTGTTCATGTGGATACGTATAATCTATTAAATTTTGATAATCATATGTTTTACTAGATGCACCTAATAAAAATGCTTTTGTAAGGCTTATAGGTTCATTAAATGCTTGTTGTTGCCGAAGGCATGCGGCACCTGCAATAATAGGTGAAGAAAATGATGTACCTGATGCACTTATGAGATATGTTCCATTAGAAAGAAATTCATCAGAATTCCAATGTTTAACAACTAAATTTTTTCCTGGAGCACTTATTTGCACCGAATTGCCATAATTAGAAAAATTAGATAATTGTAAATTATACCATCCATTACCATTTCTAGGATCACCTGCATGTCCTGCCATTTCAACATATTCCAATGCTCCAACACCAAATTTATCTTGGGCGATACCTTCTATATTCCACGGATCAGTTGGTATTATTCCACCTGTTCTTGGTCCTGTTACAAAAGATGCTTGAACAGGCCCGTTTGGTATTTGATCATTTACATTATCACTAATACCGTTACCTGCAGATCGACAAATAAAAATTTCATTACTACCCATAATTTTTTCATGGTCATCTAACAGTTCGGCTAAAGTATCTCCTGCAGGCTCATTTATATTAATTTGACATGGGGATCTATAAAATCCTACTCCTATAGATATGTTTGCAATACTCCCTCGTCCGTTGCCTTTGGTTTGAACATGATTAATAACCGCATCCATCCCCAGTTCTAGGTCTGATAACCAACCTGAATTAGCCCCAACACCCGAGCGATCCATTACTTTTGCTGACCATATATACGATTTTTTGGCCATTCCTGCTAATAATCCTGCCGCAAACATAGCACAATATGTACCATGTCCCATGGTATCTTCATTTTGCCAGCCTCCAATATTTACAGATTGTACCCCTAAATGCATTACACGATATTGATCACCTTGATTTGCATTAGCAGTTGAGCCATTAGAGGCTTGAGGATCTTCAAATTCAGGATGCATTATACCAATTACATCAGGAGAACCTTTTGCGTTTGCGGCGGCTCCCCCATTTGATTGTAAATATGCTCCTGCAAC